ATAAAGCTTACCCGACTAACATACAAGGCGCCGACGTATTTGAGCGTGGTAAAGTAATTTATAAGAACGCTATGGGTTTAAGTGCAGCTATAACTAGCGTTAAGTACGCAAAGTTATTTACCGATACAATAATTAATCCCTTTAGTGGTTCGGGTACGGTATTAGCGGTAGCCGAAACTTATGGCGTTAACTCTATAGGTATAGAGTTATTAGATGAACAAATTAAATTAAGTAAAGATATAAAAATAAGTAAATGAGTAAACGGGGCAGAATACCAAAGCAGGCGGAACTTAAAACCGGCCATAGAGATAATAATTTACAAGTACTTAAAGGCGGTGCCGAGTTTCCTAAACCTACAGCACGCCACCAATGGCTAGCTAGTACCCGGCGTAATTGGAAAAACTATTGGGATAGCGAGCTAAGTAGTACGGCGCAAGCAGTTGATCTACCCGCTTTTTATAGATTATTTCAATTTTACGACGCGGTAGAGCGCGCTAATCGTATGGTGTTAAAAATGGGTAATAAAGGTTTATTAAGTGTAGGTAGTCAAGGCCAACCTAAAGTTAACCCGCTTATAGACTTAACGGTTAAATTAGAGCCTAGTATTTTAAAACTAGAACAAGAACTTGGCCTAACACCTTTAGCCCGCCAACGTTTAGGTATTGCTTTTGGCGAAGCCCAAATAGGTTTTAAACAATTACAAGAATATTTAAAAGATGATGAGATAGAAACAGTTGATCCTCGTATTTTATTAGATCAACTAGAAGAAGAATAATGACTTTAAGTAATAAGTCGGGCGAAGATTTAGTTAGTTGTAAAGAGTGTGGCGATTACTTTTATTCATTTAACGGTAAATTAAAATTATGTTTTTGGTGTGATATGAAATTAACAGAGGAAGAATAATGACTAAAGAGTTACCTAAAACTAAAGGGGCGCGGGTAGTTAAGTTTATTGAAAAATTTTGTGTACACGGCGAGGGCGACTTCTTTGGCGAGCCGTTTAAATTAGATAATTGGCAAAAAGCAATTATTTATGAACTATATGAAGTTAATAGTGATAATAGCCGTAAGTACCGCGAGGCTCTTATCGGTTTACCGAAAGGAAACGGCAAGACCGCTTTAGCAGCAGCTATAGGTTTATACGAGCTTTTAGGTAGCGGGGTAACTAGCCCTTTAGTAGCGGTAGCAGCAGCTAGTTATGAACAAGCTAACTTAGTTTTCGGAACTATGAAAGTAATGTGCGAGGAAAGTATCTTTTTAAAAGATATGGTCGAAACATTTGAAAACGAAATACAAGTTAAAAATAGTCCGGGTAGGGCTTATAGAGTTGCCGCTAAAGCAGGAACGGCCGACGGCGGACGTAATAGTTGCCTTATAGCAGATGAAATACACGAGTGGGCAAACATAAACCAAGAGCGCGTACACTATGTACTTAGTAATAACACCGCTAAACGAAAAGACGGTTTAGTACTTAATATTACTACCGCCGGTTATAACTTAGATAGCCTAGCAGGTAGGTTATACCAACGTGGATTAAAAAAAGAAACCGGCGAAAGCGATGATCCGGAATATTATTTTAAATGGATAGGCGCTAAAGAGGGCGATAACTACGAAGATCAAAAAACGTGGATAGATGTAAACCCGGCAATTAAAAATGATTGGTGGCCTTTAGAAAACCTTAACCGTAGATTTAAAAGCTTACCACTACACGAGTTTCAACGTTACCATTTAAACCAATGGACGCGTACGGAAGAAGAAAGTTGGCTACCGCCTAACGCTTGGGATAATTGCACGGGAGAAGTTACATTTAACCCGGACGCCGAAACTTATGTTGGGGTTGATATGGCGCTACACCACGATAGCGTAGCTATAGTACACGGCCAAAAAGATAAAACCGGTAAAATTATTTTAGATAGTAAAATTTGGCACCCGGACGATTACGACGTAATAGATATACAAGCAGTAGAGCGTTACATATTAGATTTATGTAAAGAGTTTAACGTAAAAGAAGTAGCATACGACCCGGCTTTTTTTGAACGTAGCGCGCAGATACTTTTAGATAATGGCGTGCCTATGGTTAACTTTCCGCAAAGCCACGCCCGTATGGTTCCTGCGTGCGGAAACGCTTATGATTTAATAGTAAATAATAAAGTTATACATAACGCAACGGCTACATTTACCGACCAAGTTTTATCCGCCGCACAAAAAGTAACGGATAGCGGTTGGCGACTTAGTAAAGGTAGATCTAAAAGAAAAATAGACGGTGCTATAGCTATGGTAATTATGTTAGATAGAATTACGGCGCCGGTTGTTGATACAGAGCCACCGGTAGCTATAATTAATTTATGAACATTAATAATATGACAACGTTAGCCGAAGTTATAGGCGCCGGCCTTATAATTTACGGTGTATATACATTTAGTATCGGTTTAGCTACGATAGTTGCCGGTGCGTTTTTAATAATAGGAAGTTATTTAGTAAGTAGATGAGTTTATTTAATCGTGAAAAAAGAGACGCTGCTTTAGGTAATTTAACCGATCTTTTACAACTTAGAGAGGGCGGGCTTTACAACTATACCGGCGAAAAAGTTAATGAAAAGAGCGCTTTAGGTATAAGCGCCGTATTAAGTGCAATATCTTTAATAGCAGATAGTATCAGTATTTTACCTATAAAAACTATTAGATACGACGGTAATAAGAAAGTTTTTACAGAAAAACCTAAGATATTCGAAAAACCTAACGCCAACCAAACTATTTTTGAAGTTATACACCAAGTTATTACTAGTTTATTAATGCACGGTAACGCTTTTATTTTAATAGATAGAGATAGACAAGGTAGGCCTATAGCTATGACGCCTATACATAGTGATCGGGTAGTCGTAGAAATGCACGGTGGAGTTAAAACTTATGTTATAGGTACTAATAGTAATAAACGTTCTTTAACAGATGAAAATATATTACACCTTAAATGGTTTAGCTATCCCGGTAACTTAGTAGGTATAAGCCCGTTACGAGTAAACGGTAATACTTACGGTTTAGCTCTAGCTATGGAACGACACATAAGCCAATATTATGGGCAAGGTGGAACTCCGAGTAGCATATTAGAAACCGATAGAGATTTAACTAGCGAGCAAGCTAAATATTTACAAGAAAATTGGACACTTAACCACAATAGAAATAGAAAACCGGCCGTACTTACCGGCGGTTTAAAATGGAAATCTATTAGCGCGGGCGCGGGTAACGAACTTATAGACGCTAGAGATCAAATAGTAAACGAGGTAGCCCGTATATTTAGGGTACCGGCTCATTTAATACTTAGTAAAGACGGTAGTAACGTTTATAGCAATATAGAGAGTAATGGCCTAGCTTTTATTAGACATACTTTATTGCCTTACATAAGGCGCATAGAGGACGGCCTAACTACTTTATTACCGGGCAGGCAAATGGTTAAATTAGATACGGAAGAATACGCGCGCGGGGATCTATTTAGTAGAGTACGTACTTATCAAGTAGCTATATCTAGTGGCTTAATGACACCTAACGAAGCCCGTACTAAATTAGATTTAGAGCCTTACGAGGGTGGCGATAGTTTCTACTTAGGATTACAGGGCGCCGCAGTAGACCCTAGTATTCCTCCTTTAGGTAGCGACGAACACGACCCTAAAAAAGATTTACTAAACCCGGAAATACAAGATGATTAGCGAAAGTTTTACTATTACACCCGATACGGCTACTAAAATACTAGATAGTCAAAACTTTGAGCAACATATTTATATTCATAATAACCACTCCAATAAAATGTATATAGGCGGTAGTAACGTAACGGCTAGTAACGGTTTACACCTAGATAATGGCGAAATGTTAGAAATAAGAATACCGCAAGATAACGAATTATACGCCATTAGTGAAAGCACTTCGGGCGGTATATCTCTCGTTAGACCTAGATAATGCCCTATTATATTTCAATGGAACACCCGGATTGTCCGAACGGACACGCGGTTGTTAAAGAAGAAAACGACGAATTAATTACTTGCCACGAAACACACGAGGACGCGGAAAAACATTTAACCGCTCTTAATATAGCTATGGCGGAAGAAGAAAAAAATAGTGATCTAGTAGCAGAAACTAGAGCAGTAGATTTAACCGCACCGGCTTTTATGAAAAAAAATATGAAACGCGGTTTAGATAACTTAAATAGAGCGGGCGACGGCTTAACACCTAAAACTATAAGGGACGCTAGAAGTATTATTAGTAGCGGTAAGGTAAGCCCGGCTAAAGTAAAGTTAATGTATGCTTGGCACGCTCGACATTTAAGTGATTTAAAACGAGAAAAAAGCAACCCTAACGATAGCGACACTTGGCGCGCTAGCGATGTTGCGTTTTTATTATGGGGTAGTAATCCGTGGACGGCGCCTACGCAAGCAGGCGATTGGGCTAAAAGAAAATTAGACCAATTAGAAAAAGAGGGTCGCGTATCTAATTTTTATGACAATAGAGATAAGGCTATGTCAAGCACCATTAATATATTAAATAATAAGGTTAGGATAAATAACGTGAATAAAGAAAAAGAAAATCGTAGCTTTAATTTAGCTAACGTAGAAATTAGAGAAAAAAACGAGGGCGAACTAACTTATAGCTTTAGCGGTTACGCTAGCGTTTTTAATAAACCGTATGGCGTAAGAGATAGTAAAGGTACTTACACCGAAACAATTAAACCGGGCGCATTTAAAAAGACTTTACAAGAACAAGATGACGTAAGATTTTTAATTAATCACGACGGTATACCGTTAGCAAGATCAAGTAGCGGTACTTTAAAATTAGAAGAAGATGACTACGGCCTATTCGTTGAGTGCGAGCTAGACCCGGCTAACCCTAAAGTTGCCGAAGTTGCAAGCGCTATGAAACGCGGGGATTTAAACGAAATGAGTTTCGCTTTCGCAGCAGTACGAGATGACTTTGACGGCGAAAAAAGAGATGTACAAGAAGTTAGATTATTCGACGTAAGCGTAGTTACTTACCCGGCTAATAGTTACGCCGGCGCTACATTACGCGGGCTAGATATATCCGAAAACTTAAAAGAGCTAGTCGAAAGTCGTAATAGTGAAAAAGCAGTAGAAGTTTTAGAGCAAATTATAAATTCTTTAGATGAAAATAAAGATGAAGATAAGCGCTCTAAAAGCAACCCTAAATTAGAAGTCTTAAAATTAAAGATGAAAAAAGACGGGTTGTTATAAGACGTAACGCCGGGTACATACCCACCTTACGCATTAAGTACAAGCAGAATAAAAACGAGGAATAATTAAATTGAAAAAATTAATCGAATTAAGGGACGCAAAAGCTGAAGAACTTAATGGCCTAGTTTCCGAAATGGACGAAATGGACGCCGGCGAAGAATTCGACGGGAAAATGGAAAGATCCAACGCTTTAATGGAAGAAATTAAAGAGCTAGACGAAAAAATTAAGGCTGACGCAGATATGCGCGCTACCCTTAAAGAAGTAGAGGAAAGCAGAAAATCTTTAGAAATTAAAGATGAAGATATTTCCGAAACCCGTATGGAAGTTAAAGAGCCTGATATGTACCGTAAAGGTGGGGAAAACTCATTTTTCGCAGATATGTACCAAGCAAAATTTAATTCTGACTACGACGCACAAAAAAGATTAGCCGACCACCAAGAATTCTCAAAAAGAGATGTTGGTACAGGCGCTTTTACAGGATTAGTAGTCCCTCAGTACCTAGTAGAAGATTACGCACCACTTGCAAGAGCGGGCGCTAACTTTTACAACGCAGTACCAAAAAGAGAATTACCTGCTTTTGGAAATAAAGTAGAAATATCAAGAATTACTACCGGATCAGCCGCAGCTGAACAAGCTAGCGAAAACTCCGCAGTACAAGAAACAAATATGGACGACACACTATTAACAGTTAACGTTGATACTATTGCTGGCCAACAAGATGTTTCTAAGCAAGCTCTAGATAGGGGCGGGCAACCGGGCTTTAACTTGGAAGATATTATTTTCCAAGACCTAGCTGCTGCTTATTACACAAAACTTGATAACTTACTTTTAAACGGTTCCGGATCCTCCGGGCAACCGTTAGGTCTTACAACTGTTTCCGGTGTAAACTCCGTAACATATACAGACGCAAGCCCTACAGTAGCCGAGCTTTTTCCTAAATTAGCTGACGCTATCCAACAAGTAAACTCAAATAGGTTCGCACCTGCTACCGCAATAATTATGCACCCAAGACGATGGGGCTTTATTACTAGCGGAGTAGATAGCTCTAATAGACCACTAGTACTACCTGCTGGCAACGCACCGCAAAACGCTTATGGCGTAGGCGACGCTGCTAAATATGGTGTAGTAGGACAAATATTAGGTATACCGGTAATAACCGACGCTAATGTTGCAACCAACTTTGGTACAGGTACTAACGAGGACGAAATCTATATCGTTAGAGCAGAAGACCATATTTTATTCGAGCAAGATGTATTTACAGCTAAGTTTGAAGAAACAAACGCAGGATCACTTACAACTAAGTTAGTGGTTTACGGTTATGTTGCTTTCGCTAGCGGTAGATACCCTGCTGGAATTTCCGTCATTGGCGGAACAGGATTGGTAACACCAACCTTTTAATTAAATTAGTTTTAGTACGTCGGGCAACCGACGTACTAGAACTTTAAGGAAAATTTATGAGTAAGAAAACAGAAAAAATTGAAGCTTTAAAAAAAGAATTAAAGCACTATGAGATTTATAAAAAAGCTGATCGTGCCGAAGAAGTTAAAAAAGAGATTAAAGCTCTTGGCGGAAAAATTGAAAATAAGTCCGCTAAACCTAAAGCCGAAAAAAAAGTCGTAAAAAGTAAGTAGGCCTAAACTATGGCTATTACTAACGGGTATATAACTCAAAACGACCTTAAAGCTTTTGTCGGTATACCGGTTAGTGATACCGCTGATGACGATTTACTAGATAACGCTATTAATGGCGCTAGCAGACAAATAGACGCTTTTTGTGGCCGTAAATTTTACGCCGACGCAAGCGCAACCGCAAGAGAATATTTTACAAACGATTATTTTAAACTTTACGTAGATGATATAAGTACAACTACAGATCTAGTTATTAAATACGATGACGACGATGACGGTACTTACGAAACAACCGTACCTAGTAACGAATATAAATTACTTCCTATCAACGGTGTAGTAGGCGGTATAGAGGGTAGCCCTTTTTATTTAATACAACTTAATAGCGACGGCGATTACGAGTGGCCTTTATCTAATACTTCTAATAGGCCATACGCACAAATTACGGCTAAATGGGGTTACGCTACTACGCCCGAGCCTATTAAATACGCTTGTAAAATGTTAGCTAGCGAGCTTTTCGCTATGCGTAACGCACCTTTAGGAGTAGCCGGCGTAGGCGACTTCGGGGTAGTTAACGTACAACAAAATAGAGAGGTTACCCGGTTATTACTACCATTTCGTAAAGCTAGCGTTTTAGGTATTGCGTAGTGGCTAGTTTACAAGAAGTTCGGGACGGTATTAAAACTACCTTAGAAAATAATATTGACGGTTTAAGGGTTTACGACGTAGTACCGGATTACGCTATTAACTTTCCGGTAGCTATAGTACTACCTACTTCTATACAATTTAATGTTTCTATGCAACGTGGAACTGATCTATACAATTTTGATATTTTAGTCGCCGTAGAACGTGGTAATAGCCGTACCGCCCAAGATAAACTAGACGCTTATATAACAGGGCAGGGTAGTAGTAGTTTAAGGCAGACTATATTTAATAATAGAACGTTAGGTTTAACAGATACCGATGCGACTATAACGGGCGTAGGCAATTATGCTGCCGAT